CAGCAGATGCATTTGCAGAGTTAAATTCGGAAATAGAAGGTGGTGCAGTTAATGTTGCCCCACAAGGTGAATTTTCTGAAGAAGAAAAACAAAGATTTAGACAGATGCGAAAATCGGGTAAGGGAACAAAATTAAAAGATATGAACCCGTTGGACAGAGAGCAATTTGAAAAAGATCGGCTTATGTTGGATCAAATTGGTAAGAAAAAAGGTGGCGCTATTTCTACAAGTAAGATTAGCACTGCAAGTAAGAACAAAAATCAATGTAACTGGTAATCAAGGCTCATATGGCTAAAGCTAAAAAGATGGCTGATGGTGGATTGACCGACATGGGCCCCGACATGGGTGCTAACGCGGCTACGGGCATCGATAAGATATCTGAGGGTGCGCAGGCGCTTGGCTCGTCTCTTAACCAGATCAACCAGGCTGTGGGAACGTCTACGCCGGGCTTTCAGGCGATGACCACCTTGTCCCCATCCCCCGCGGGGAGCTTAGGCCGTCAGCTAGGATATAAGAAGGGCGGTAGCATCAAATCAAAGGCAAGCACGGGCGAGTCTCGCTCGAAAAAATCACCTGGATGGTAAAGGGTTGTTATGTCATATTCTGGGTCAGTTGGCACTACAGTCATTAATGTCCAGACGTTAATCGATCATGGCGCCCGTCGCTGTGGGAAATTAGCGGAGGAGTTGACCTCTGAGCAGTTATTGTCAGCGCGACAGTCACTGTTCTTTGCCCTTTCGCACATAGCGAACTTAGGCATTCAGTACTGGGCAATTAATAAGAAGGTTATAGGCCTCAACGCCGATCAGTACATCTACGAGATGCCTCTCGGTACAGTTGATGTGCTCAACGTCCTCTACCGGCAGATGAGCCGCCCTGTTGGTAGCTACTCAAGCTCTGCCGGCGGCGTAGTAGCAAATGTGGCTGATAGTGATATTGACACCTTCTGTCAGCAAAATTCCGCTAATGGCAACATTCAGGTGGACTATGGAACTGATAATCCTATTTATGCTGGCAGCATCGGGATTCTTCCTTATGTTGCTGGTGGTGGTTCTGCTACTTGGTCCGTTATTTTTGAGTACTCCACTGATGGAGCTACTTGGAGCACTCTCGATGACCTTGGGTCTGTTGTAGTTAAAGATAATCAATGGATTTGGACTGACGTTGATCCTGGTCAGACGGTTGAATATTATCGTGTACGTGTCTATGGCGGTGCGACGCTGGCACTGCGTGAGTTTTATGTAGGTAATAACTCGCTTGAAGTCCAGATGTCCCGTCTAAACAGGGACGATTACACGAACCTGCCAAACAAGAACTTTACTGCCAATCAACCGTACCAATTTTGGTTCAATCGGACGATCCCGCAGCCAGGTCTTTACTTGTGGCCCGTTCCTAGCGACCCGTTCATTCAGATGACGACGTGGTACTCGCGTCAGATTATGGACGTTGGCGCCTTGACGGATGAGCTAGAAGTGCCGCAGCGCTGGTATGAGGCGGTCATTTTCATGCTTGCGCATCGGATGTCATTAGAGCTGCCGGCCGTGTCAGATAATCGGATTACGTACCTTGAGAGAATGGCTGAGAAGTACTTCTTTGAGGCTGAGCAGGAAGAGCGCGACAAGTCGCCGATTTATCTGTCGTCGAATATTTCGGTATATACAGCTTAATGCCAATATTCTTAGATACAACTGGCCTGACAAGTCTTGCAATCGGTATCTGTGACCGGTGCAAGATGAAGCGCACGTTTGTCTCATTGCAGTCGGACCCGAACTTCCCTGGTCTGCGCGTATGCGACCAGGGTTGTAAGGATCAGTTCGATCCGTATAGACTACCTGCTAGGAAGACGGAGCGCATTAATTTGAGATTTCCTCGCCCAGATACGAGCGTTGCGGTACAGCCAAACGCTATTGTGACTGGGACGAATGGTGACTTTGATTTATCGACGAACCAAAACACGCAGACCCCAGAAAATAATGGGAATCTTGACATCATTTCCCCGAGCGAATAATGGCACAAGTTACGATTACCCAATTGCCGGCAGCGCAGGCGCTAACAGGCACTGAATCGGTTCCAATCAGTCAGAATGGCCAGACGGTCCAGACGACGACGGGGGCGATTGCTAACTCGCCTACCCAGCAGCAGACGTTTCTTACGGCAACTAACGAGGCTACGCTGCCTAACTCAAGGCAGTTACAGGGATCGACCGGAGTCGGCTTAGTTGACACGGGCGCCCTTGGTACTTTGGCTGTTACGTTGAACGGCGTATCAGGCAGCCTAGAGTCTTGCGCTGATGGGATGATTTCAAAGTCCAGCGGGGCAGTCGTTGGCCGCACAATTACCGGGAGTGTTACTGGGGTAGCGGTTACTAACGGCACTGGCGCAGGCGGTAACCCTGTAATCAGTCTAAACGGCACCGTAGGGACGATTAACGGCCTCTCTGGTACTGGGATCATGGGATTGGTCGGCGGCGCCTCTGTGGCCGCCCTAGAGATCGTAGGCACGGCTAGTGAGATCTCGGTTGCTAACGGTACGGGGCCAGGGAATCCAACGATTGGATTGGCTGATAATCCGGTTATACCTGGCGTTGAGGGTATGGTCTTGCCTATCGGGTCAACTGGGGACCGTCCTGGTGGCGCTATAAACGGTGAGGCTCGATATAACTCAACAACAAGCCGATTTGAAGGCTATCAAAATAATAGTTGGGCAAGCTTTGGATCTGGCGACGGTACGGTTACGTCGGTGGATGTATCTGGTGGCGCGACTGGTTTAACGACCACGGGCGGTCCGGTTACGGGATCCGGCACAATTACCCTTGTAGGCACCCCAATAAGCGCAACAAACATTGCCGGTGGTGCGGCAAATAAGATTCCTTACCAGGCCTCGCCGAGTAACACGAGCTTTGTTGACGCCCCAGTATCGGCTGATACGTTCCTCAAATGGGACGGGGCAGCGTTTGCTTGGGGCACGGTCGCCGGCGCGGGTACGGTAACTTCGGTCAGCGGCGCTGGGACGGTTAACGGCATTACATTGACTGGGACGGTTACTTCCTCTGGGAATTTGACACTTGGCGGCGCATTATCTGGGGTTAGCCTTGCTACGCAGGTGACGGGCACCTTGCCTGTTCTGAACGGCGGCACAGGGGCTACAGATGCCTCAACGGCGCGTTCTAATCTAAGCGCCGCGGCTAGTGGGGCAAATACAGACATTACGTCTGTTGCGTTGACTACGGGCACGATTAGCACAGCCCCATCGGCTAATACTGACATTGCCAATAAGCTATATGTTGATACTGCTGCTGCTACTGGCGTTGCTAGTTTTAGCGCTGGCACTACGGGCTTCACGCCAAACAGTGCAACCACGGGCGCTGTGACTTTGGCGGGGACACTAGCGGTTGCTAACGGCGGCACGGGGATTACAAGCTTTGGCGCTGGTGTAGCAACATTCCTTGGTACGCCTTCAAGTGCAAATTTAGCGGCTGCGGTAACGGACGAGACCGGCTCTGGGTTGTTGGTGTTTGGCACAAGCCCATCGCTGACGACCCCTGCTATCAGCGGCGGGACTATTAATAATTCCGTTATTGGTGGAAATGTTCCTGCTGCGGCTACGTTTACTAATGCAGCGTTAACGACTGGTACGGTTGCCACCTCCCCGTCTGGTAATTCTGATATAGCCAATAAGGCTTATGTTGACCTGATGACGAGCACGAGCATCAGTATTCATACGCCGGTAAGGCTAGAGTCTCCTAATACGGCAGGAAATTTAACTGCTACCTATGTTAATGGTGGAACAACCCCTACATGGACAAGCATTACAGGCGGGACAACTTTAGTTACCGGTTCTGCGCATAGCCTTAGCGTTAACGACGTGATCGTGTTCGGAAGTACGACAAACGGTGTTACTGCTGGGACGGCTTACTTTGTCTATTCGACGCCAAGCGCTACGGACATTACCTTATCTTTAAGTTATAACGGCGTAGAGATAACGACGTTAACTAACGGCACCGGGCTGACGATTACAAGCCTAGCAAATGCAGGTGTTGGTGCGACGTTAACTAATGCTGGAACTAAGGCGGCATTAGTGGTTGACGGTAAGTTAACTGTTGTTAATAACCGCGTATTAATTTATAACCAGACAAATGCGTTTGAAAACGGTGTTTATACGGTTACTACGGTAGGCACACCTGACCCTGCCGGCACAAACTGGGTGCTAACAAGGGCAACTGATGCTGATACGTATGGCCCTAACAGCACTGTAGCCTTAGGGCAGGGTGACTATTTCTTTGTGCAAGAAGGCGACACGGGCGCGGGTGAGTCTTATGTAATGACCACTGCTGGCACTATTATTTTTGGCACGACTAGTTTAACTTTTACGCAGTTTGGCGCGTCGCAGGTGTATTCTGCCGGCACGGGATTAACGCTTACTAATACGACGTTTAGCATTACCAATACAACGGTAACACCGGCCTCTTATGGATTGGCTGCAAGTGTTCCAACGATTGCGGTTAATGCTCAGGGGCAGATTACTAGCGCGGTTGATACAGCGATAGCTATTGCGGCGTCTCAGGTAACATCCGGCACGTTAGCTATAGCCCAGGGCGGGACTAATTCAAACGCTACGGCTACTGCTGGTGGCTCTGCTTACGGTACAGGAACAGCGTTTGCGTTTACTGCAGCAGGTACTGCGGGTCAAGTATTAACATCTGCGGGGGCGAGTGCTCCTACGTGGTCAGGCATCTCAGGCGGCACATTTAGCTAAGGAAAATAGATATGGCACAAACAAACTACACGCCTATATCGTTGTATTACAGTACAACGGCGGCGGCTGTTCCTTCAAATACAAACCTTGTCCCTGGTGAGCTTGCTCTCAATATTCAGGACATGAAGTTGTACTGCGAGAACGCAGCGGGGACAGTTACCTTACTAGCCTCTAATGCGAGTAGTACGGGCACCGTATCAACGGTTGGCTGGACTGGCGGCATTGTCTCAGTAGCTAACCCAACGACTACGCCTGCGCTAACAATTGCAGGCACCTCTGGCGGGGTCCCATATTTTAGTAGCGGGACAACCTGGGCATCTTCTGCTGCCTTGTCGCAGTACGGGGTTGTGTACGGCGGTGGTGCTGGTGCTGCGCCTGTTGCTACAGCGGCAGGTACAACAGGGCAAGTCTTAACGGCCACAACGGGTGGAGCACCTACCTGGGCTACTCCTGCCGCTACTGGCGCAACAAAAGGCCAAGCAATTGCCTTTTCAATTATTTTTGGCTTGTAAGGATAAATCATGGCAAACCCGAACATTGTAAATGTAACAAGTATTCTTGGTACAACTACTTACTTCACCCCCTCCGGCACCACGGCTGTTGTCTTGCTGCCCAACGCTGCATCAAGCGGCACGGTGATGAAGATCAACCAGATCGTAGCGGCGAATGTAAACGGTGCTGCGGCGGTTAACGCGACTGTGAGCATTTACAGTAACGGTGCTGTAGCGCAAGGCTCTGCGCCTTCTGGTGGTACTGCTTACCCAATTGTTAGCACCGTCTCTGTGCCTGCTTTAGCATCTTTAATTGTTGTGGATAAGACGACAGCTATTTACTTGATGGAAGGCACATCTATTGCGGTTACGTCTGGTACAGCCAGTGGCATTACTTACAGCATCAGTTACGAACTTATTTCGTAAGGGCGCACTATGTCGATGCGTTACCTAGCGGGGTTTATCTCCGCGTTCTATAACCCGTTGAAGGTGCCTGATGCGCCTACGATTGGTACGGCTACGGCTGGAGTTAATTCTGCGTCTGTGACGTTTACTGCCCCCGCTAATGTGGGTGGCGGCGCTATTTCTGGATACTCAGTTGTCTCAACACCCGGTGGATTTGTTGGAACGGGCGCATCTTCTCCCGTTACTGTAAGCGGTTTATCTACCGGCACAGCGTACACATTTAAAGTGTTTGCAACTAATGTTTACGGCCCAAGTCTTTTTAGTGCTGCAAGTAATAGTGTAAGCCCTATAGCTATTGGTGATGCTTTTGGCGGCGGTTTCTATGCCGGTCAAATCTCCACCGCTGGAAATAGTATTGCTGATTACAATCTAGTAATTGGCCCTGTGGCTTCTGCTGAAAATGCAAGTAAACAATTTAAAACCACCAACACATCAACCGCTGGAGCTAAATCTGTTATTGATGGCCCGGCTAATAGCACTGCAATGAACGATGCAAACCACCCAGCAGCGCAATTCTGTGAGGGGCTTACGATTGGTGGATTTAGTGATTGGTATATGCCTGCCACAAACGAAATAGAGGTTTGCTATTACAACCTCAAACCGACAACAACAAGCAACCTTACAAGTTATGGCATAAATGCAAACGCAGTACCTGCAAGAGCAAGCAACTATACGGCTGGAACCCCTGCACAAACCTCTGCAACGGCTTTCCAAAGCACAGGTGCAGAAGACTTTGCTGCTGCCTTTTATTGGTCTAGCACTCAAAACTCTGTAGCTCCTCTTTATAAGGTAATTCAGCAAAATTTTGACGATGGCAATCAACAATTAGCAGATGCTGATGATTCACGCCGTGTCCGAGCCGTTCGCCGTGTAGCGGTATAAAGGAAAAATTATGCCAAGCTATTCAGGAATTTGGACATTACAGCAGCAGATGCAAGCAAAGGCGCAGAGCTTGTGGCCTAGCCCACCATTGATTATTGGTCAGGCTTATCAAGGCGGGTACTATGCAGGCCAAATTTCAACGGCAGGCAATGGCATTGCTGACTACAACCTAGTTGTTGGCCCAGTTGCTTCTACACAAAGTAGTTTGTTTTGGAAAACAAGTAGAACCACAACTGCCGGTACAACTTCAGTAATTAATGGGCCTACAAATAGCTCAAACATGAATAATGCAAGCCATCCCGCTGCTCAGTTCTGCGAGGGTTTAACTATTGGTGGGTACACAGACTGGTATATGCCAGCCAAAAACGAGATGGAAGTTTGTTATTACAACTTAAAACCAACAACAACTGCTAACAATACTGGATACGGGGCAAATGCGAATTCTGTTCCTTATAGGGGAGCCACTAACTATACTACTGGAACACCGGCTCAAACTTCAGCGGCAGATTTTCAAACAAGTGGCGCAGAAGATTTTTCAACTAGTGGTTATTGGACTAGTACAGAGAATTCTGCTACGACTGCATTTTTCTGTTACTTCTCTAACGGATATCAGGGCTTTGGCTATAAAGACTTTGCGCTTTTTGTCAGAGCCGTTCGCCGTATTCCAGTTTAATAAGGAGCATAACAAATGCACATCGTTGTAACTGAAGTAGACGCAGTAACCAAGATTCCTTGCACGGTAGAGCCGCAGCGTACAGGGCCATCCATGCCAGCCGTTAAGGGTTTGAAGATTGTTTGGCAAGACAAGTCCACATGGCCTGTAGAACTAGCCTCTGACGGTACATACCTACGTGCGCCTAAGTATTACGGCACCTGTGATGAAGACGCTGATACTACCGTTGCCGGTGTGTTGGAAGTCCTAGCAGAAACCGTATGGAACGAGCGCAGGGTTGTAGAGCATGAGGCTACTAAGCCTTACCCGTCATGGATTGGTTACTTAGACACGATGACTTGGAGCGCCCCTGTAGCCCGTCCTGTTGACGCTATTATGAACGGTGGCAATGTGCGTTATCAGTGGGATGAGGCGACACTTAGCTGGGTTCCACAAGCGTGAAAGAGTTCTACTTCATCTCTGGACTACCGAGATCGGGTTCTACCCTTCTGTCGGCTATTCTCAAGCAGAACCCTGACTTTTACGCAGACATTTCCTCCCCTGTGCAGGGATTGGTTACTTCTGCAATTAACGTCATTACGGGTAGCGAGAGTAACCACCTGATTGATGAAGAGAGACGCAAGCATATTTTGCGATCCACGTTTAATGCTTACTACGAGGCAGTAGAGCCAAACACGGTATTTGACACAAGCAGGGGCTGGACGGCTAAGACCTCGTTGCTCAAGGCGCTGTACCCAGAGACAAAGATCATCTGTTGCGTGCGAGACATACCTTGGATACTAGACAGCTTTGAGCGCATATCTGCAAAGAATACTTTATGGAACGCGACGCTGACT